CTAATTGATGAAGGAAAAGTTCCTACACCAGAAGGTATGACTTTAACACCAAATAAACATAATACTTTTAAAGCAACTAAACCACCATTAAGAAAAAAGAAAAATAAAAAGAAGTAAGAATAATATAGGAGGACACTCCAATGAATTATTTTAAAAAGATAGTTGATTGGGTTCTAACTGCTTATGAACCTGAATTTAAACCAAAAAGAGTTTACAAGTATAAAGGTAAAACATATTATTTAAGGAAACGAAAAAGAAATGCCAGCAGTCACAAGAGTCGGATTAGATAGTCATGTAGGACACGCAAGTCCTACCCCTAACCCTTTTCATCAAACAGCATATGCTACTGGTTCTTCAAATGTTTTTACAAATGGTGCTAAAACTGTTCGTGTAGGAGACACAACATCATGTGGTGATCCTGCAACTGCAGGAAGTCCTGATGTATTTGTAAATAAAATCAAAGTACATAGATTAGGTGACGCAACAGGCGGTCACGGTAGTTTTGTACCGAATGCTTCTGCTTCAGGATCAGGTAATGTATTTGCAAATGGATAATATGAGTATAAATAGTAGTAGGAGAGATTAAATGGCAAATTATGACGCTGGTTCAGTAGCAAATAAAAGTAAAAGAAGTGCGAGAATCTTTAGTGATTTGAATTTAGACTTTCAACAAAATACTGCCACTAAAGACATTCAAAAAATAGAAGATGTTGAGGCAGTAAAAAGAAGTGTAAAGAATTTAGTATCTTTAAATTTTTATGAAAAACCTTTTCACCCAGAAATTGGGTCTAATATACGAGGTATGTTGTTTGAAAATATAACTCCTCAAATAAGTCATTTTATTGGAAAACAAATAGAGATGTTAATTAAAAATTACGAACCAAGATGTAGATTAGTAGAGGTTGCAAACAGACCTAATTTAGATAGAAATGGATATTCTGTTTCAGTATCTTTTTATGTGGTTAACAATCCTAATCCAGTAACTGTTGAATCATTTTTAGAAAGATTAAGATAATATGGCAACAAAATTAGATATATCACAATTAGACTTTGATGGAATTAAAGATAATCTAAAAACATTCTTATCACAACAAGATGAGTTTGTTGATTATGACTTTCAAGGTTCTGGAATGAATATTCTATTAGATGTTCTTGCCTACAACACTCACTATCTAGGATACAATGCCAATATGTTGGCAAACGAAATGTATCTTGATAGCGCCGATCAAAGATCAAGTGTTGTGTCTTTAGCAAAACAAGTTGGTTACACTCCTAAAAGTGCTGTATCTTCAACTGCAACAATTGATGTTGTTGTAAATAATGGTTCAGGTTCATCTATCACAATGTCAAGAGGAACAAAATTTACAACTACGGTTGACGGAACAAATTATTCTTTTGTAAATAATGCTGATGTTAGTATTTCACCTATAGATGGTGTTTACAAATTTTCTAATTTAGATATTTACGAGGGTACATATTTAAATTACAAGTACACAGCAAACACAACTGATACAGATCAAAGATTTATTATACCAAATGATAATGTTGACACAACAACTCTTACTGTTAAAGTTCAAGAATCATCTTCTGACTCTACAACAAATACATATACATTAGCAACTGGTATCACAGCATTAGATTCTACATCTAAAGTTTATTTTTTACAAGAAGTTGAAAACGGAAGATTTGAAGTTTACTTTGGTGATGGTGTTTTAGGTGAAGCAATTGCTGATGGAAATATTGTTATACTAGATTATATAACTTGCAATCGAGATGAATCAAATGGTGCAACTTCATTTACATTATCAGGAACAGTCGGTGGTTTTTCTAACGTGACAATTACAACAGTAGGTAATGCTGCCAATGGTAGCGGTCCTGAATCAATTAAATCAATTAAGTATAATGCACCAAGAGATTATACAGCACAAGATCGTGCTGTGACAGCAGAAGATTATAAAGTTCTTGTAAAAAGTTTATATGCAAATGCTCAATCAGTTCAAGTGTATGGCGGTGAAGACGCTGCCGTTCCTGACTATGGAAAAGTTTATATATCAATCAAAGCAAAATCAGGTTCTAATTTAACAGAAGTGACAAAAGTAGGATTAGTACAAAGTCTTAAATCATTTGCTGTCGCTTCGGTAACACCTGTAATTATTGATCCTGAAACAACTTTTATTACTTTAGAAACAACTTTTAAATATGATTCTAGTTTAACAACTAAAGATGTATCAACACTTCAAACAAATGTATTAAACGCTGTATCAAACTATAATGACGACACACTAGAGAATTTTACAGGTATGTTTAGATATTCAGCAGTAGGACAAGTTATTGATAGTGCTGACACATCTATATTATCAAACATTACTAAAGTTAAGATGTATAAAAATATAACACCTACATTAAGTTCAGGATTAAAATACACACTATCATTTAACAATGCATTTTTCAATCCACACTCTGGACATAATTCAGCTGCAGGTGGTATTGTGTCTTCGACAGGATTCAAGATCAATGATGATAGTTCGACAAATGAGCATTTTTTAGATGATGATGGTGCAGGTAATATAAGAGTTTACTATTTAAGTGGTACGACAAGAATATACACAAGTTCGTCTTTCGGTACAATTAATTATACTACTGGCGAAATAATTTTAACTTCTGCTAATATCACAAGTATTTCAAATGTTGATGGTGATGTCAGTACTGTAATAAGAGTAACCGTGACGCCAGATTCAAATGATATTGTGCCTGTAAGAAATCAAGTTTTAGAGATAGACACGGCAAATTCATCTTTCACAGGATCAGTAGATGAAATCGAAAGTGGTAGTTCACAAGCAGGAACAGGTTACACAACTACCAGCAGTTATTAGGGCTAGGTAATGGACAAGAAAAAAACAAATAAAAAAAAACTATCCACACTCATTAAACAACAGGTACCTCAATTTGTTTTAGAGGATCATCCTAAGTTCACAGAATTTCTTACTTCGTATTTCCTATTCATGGAATCTGCTGAATTAAATTTAGATACATTTACGGATATAGATCAGATACTTTTAGAAACAATAGGTGTTACAGATAGTTTTGTATTACTTAATCAGACAACCAAGAATGGATTAGACGCAGGTAATAAAGTTGTAGATGAACAAAATACTTTTGGCGGATCATTTACAAAAGGTGAAGTTATTACGGGTTCTACTTCAGGTGCAACTTCAACAGTTCTAGCAGAGGATATTATATCAAATTCAAGATTATTCATATCAGCAAACAATGGTTGGATAACAGGAGAAACTGTAACTGGTTCTACTTCAGGTGCAACTGCTAAAGTTGGTAAGTATCGTGCAAATCCAGTAGAGAACATTCAACAACTTTTAAATTATACAGATCCTGATCATACGATAAGTGATTTCTTGAATCAGATGAAAGAGGAGTTTCTTAATACAATTCCTAGAGATACAGATGACGCTGTAAGCACGAGAAAATTAATTAAGAATATTAAATCTCTATACAGAGCAAAAGGTACTGCAAAGGCACACCAGGCTTTCTTTAGAATATTATTTAACGAACCATCAGAAATTTATACTCCTACAGACGATATGTTAAGAGTATCGGATGGTTCTTGGAATGTTCAAACATTTATTCGTTGTACACAAACATCATTACAATCTGTTAATAATCCTATTTTTTTAACAGGACAAACAATCACACAAGCAAATAATCCTTCGGATGCTAATATAAATGAAGCAACTGCAATCGTAGAAAACGTATTAAAATTTCAAGAAGGTAGCACACAAATAATTGAGATCATTCTTAACCTAGATACAATAACAGGTACTTTTGTAAATGGTTCTGAGGTCACTGGAATAAAAAATGATGATGAAGATGTCACTATCGGTATGACTGTACCACAGTCACTATCAACTGCCGTAATTACAAATAACGGTAGCACATTAACAGTTGGTGATGAAGCAACTATATCAGGTGGTGAAGGTGCTGGTGCTAGGGTTCAGATACAAGACATATCAGGTGCAGGTGTTAGTGAAGTTATCGTGAACGCTGCTGGACAAAATTTTGAAGAAGGTGATGAATTA